CGATGACCGTGGTCGCGCCTTCGATCGGCTGATACTCGCCCGGCGCGTGTTCGCCGCCCTCGTCGAGCGTGTTGCAGTAGATCTCCCGGAAAGCCTGCCACATCTTCCAGTGCGAACCAAGGTGCGTCGTGAAGGCGAGCTCCTGGCCGTTCATGCAGACCAGTTCGACTGCCTTCCCGCGCACGCTGACCTCGCGCCGCTCGAACTTCAATTCCTCGAGACCGCGCCAGATCGAGACGGCGCCGCCCTCCCGGAGGACGATCGCGATGGCATACTTCAGACCCGTGCCGAACTGCCCGATTGGGCTAGAACTTTCCTTCACGGAGATGCCCATCGTGGTGATGCAGCGCGGGTCGATGAGGCCTTTCGATTGGAAGCTGACGGTGTCGTTCATGCCGGAATCCCCATGTTTCGCGCTGGCGCGTAGTGGTTGAAATGGCCTCCGAGGTGAACCAGCTCATCCCAGTTCCCGTCAGAATCCCGGTAGATGATCCTGTGGCCCGTGTGGAGCTTCTCGATTTCGGCGCAGACGCGCTCCGCGTCGTTGGTGACGGACTTGCACCCCTCGCTGTCGTTGTCGACCAGCCAGACGATCTTCTGCTTCGGGTCCACGCGGACCACGGTGTAGTCGGATCGGATCATCTTTCCTCCTTGCGCGCCTGACGGCGGATCTGCGCGATCAGGTCGTCCATGATTGTCATGCCGCTCTTGTTCGCGTCGAAGCGGCCCGGCGGCGGAACGAAATCGCCCTTCGCCATGGAACGCTCCAGGCGCCGCCGGTGCCTGCGGAACAGCGCCTCAACCATGTGCGCCTGCCGGCGCGTCAGGTAGAGGCACACGTCCCGAGAATCTGGCAATGGCGTGCCGTCTATCATGCGGGTTCCTTCGGCCCGTGCTGGAGTTCCGGCCTCACGCGACGGAGCAGTTCGTCTGCGCGCGCGATGTAGTTCTGGAGGTCTTGCTTGAAGCCTCGGTCATGTTCGCGGCCCACCAGCTCTTGGTACTTCGCGGCGTAGACCTGAAGCGCCCGCGCGAGCGTTGCTTGTTCGCCGCGCGTCAGTTCGAGGGTGAGGACGATGTCGTCTTTGGCGTCGCGTAGTTTGAACGCGGCAAGAAATCCAGCCTTAAACCATTTTCTGGCATTCTGGCGATTGCTGCCACCAGCCATATGCTTTGTAGCTTCGTCGCTCATCGATGAAGCCAACGGACTCCAGCGCGCGTCGGCGCTCATTTGTCCCCCGTTGAGACGGAACGGCGCCGCGCTTTTGGCCGAGGCGTCCCCCGTTCCGGCAGCGCTCGGTCGAACCGCCCGCCGGTCAGGTACTCGAGCCCGGCTTTGGTGATGAAATGAGACGTGCCGCTCGACTGAAGCCCGATCAAGCCTTCGCGCCTGAGCTGCCAGACCATCGCCCTGATCATCTTCCGGGTGAATTCCGCGCCAACGCAATCCTTCACGATGGTTTCGATCGACGGGCTGAAGGGCGACGTGGCAACCGATTCGAGGACCAGCGCTCGGTGGTCCGTTGCGAGCTTGCGCGTCACTTGTCCTCCCCGAGCTTGGCGAGTGTTTCCTTGGCGCGCAGCCATTCGTGATTTACCGCGACGTTGTTCTCGTCGCCGTAGGCTTCCTCAGCCCTCATAAGAGCACGCAGCGCCGCGACGAGTTCCGGGTAGGCTTCAACCTGATCCAGCGCCCGATTGAGTGCCTTCGTGAATTCGCTCATGGGCTGCATGGGTGAGCAATGCGCTGCGTGATCGGCAAGCGCAAGGCGGATTGCATTCGCTGGCGTTCGCGTTCCGTAGAACGTCTGAACCGGATTCAGCGGCGTAGCTGGTTTAGTGTTCATGGTGTCCCTTTCGCCTAGACGGCGAGAAATCGTCCGTGTGACCGCAGCTTTCCGTTCCGTGTATGAAGAAGCTTGCCGCAGTGACGGCACACGCGCAACGGATCGCGGCCAATGTTTGCCGGACTATTGAACACCGGATGGTTTTCTTTCGGAGACTGCGAGCCCGCGCAGAACTCCATAGTTTTGTTTTTTAGAGGCATGGCGCTACAGCCCGAACGACTGCGCGTTGCGTTCGGCGGCGTCCAGCCCGCCCTCGCGGATGCACGCGACGCAAAGCCGAACTTCGCGCGCGAACTGCTGCCTCGAAAGGCGCGAGAGAATGTCGTGCTGGAGCCTCATGTAGCCCTCGACGTGGCGCGGATCGAACCCGCGCGCCGAAGGCATCGCGGATATAGCACGCTGATAGTAGCTGACCGGCTTGTCGTACACTACGCGGCCGAGGGGAATCTCGATGGCAGTCTGCTGCGTTTTTGCGGGAAGGTTTGCTGCTTTGGCGTCCATCTTCGGTCTCCTGTTTGCGCCGGCCCGTCGGACCAGCTAGTGCACCAAGTATGCCCCTAATTCCGGAAAAAGTAAACCCCAACGTAAACGTAGGCTAACTCCTTGACCGGCAATGGGTTTCCGCGCGGGGTTTACTTTGGCCGAAAATGGACGTATGCTTCGCACCATCATGGCATGGAAAAACCTGAATGATCCCGAGGTCGCCGCTGCTGTAGAGGCGGCCGGAGGCCCGACCGCGGTTGGCAAAGTGCTCGGCATCACAAAAGCCGCTGTCTGGAGATGGGGGCGTGTCCCGAAAAAGCATTTGCGCAAATTCGCGCGTCTTTCTGGCTACAGCGTTCGGCGCCTGCGCCCAGATCTCTACAAACGCAACGGAAAACGGAGAAGAACCAAATGAAGAGCGAATCGATCCATCGCGTCGCCGCCGACTTAGGGGTGCAGGCGCATTACGACACCAAGATCAAGACCTGGGCGATCGGTGACAAGGTCTTCACGGTCGCCGAGATCGGGAAGATGTCGCCCGATGCACTGCGGAAGAAACTCAGAGGTGGCGAGAACAAGAAGAAGGCCAAGAAGGAGACCAAGCCGCGCGCGGCTTTCGACCCCGAGGCAAAGATCACTCTCCTCGTCAAAGAAAATCCGAAACGTTCTGGTTCGAATGCGCACGCGGTCTACGCACTTTACCGTGACGGCATGACGGTTTCGGACTTCATCGCTGCGGGAGGCAGCTACAGCGACCTGAAATGGGACATGAAGCACAAGTCCGTCAAGATCGAGGAACCGCAGGCCACGACTTCCGCCTGATGGAGATCGTGGTCTTCTCGGCGGGGCGTGCTGAGCGATCTCTCACGCCACGGAGACTACCGCCCGCGATCGCAAAGCGGACTACGTTGGTCGTTCCGCATGGCCAAGGTCCAGCGTACGAGCGCCTCTGGCCGCACGTAGCCCCGCTGGCTGGCATCTCCGAGACACCAGAGGGTGTAACTGGCATCGCCAAGCGCCGCCAGTGGTGGCTCGAGCGCACGCAGGCCGACAAGCTCCTGATGCTGGATGACGACCTGCGATTCGACACTCGGCGTACTGATGATGTCGGAAAGTTCATCGTCGCGAATGAAACAGACATCAACGCGCTGTTCGCGGACATCGAGTGGCAGCTGGAAAAGTACCTGCATCTAACGGTTACGCCCCGCGAGGGTGGTAACAGGAAAGGTGAAGAGGGGCGCTACTTAGAGGTCGGGCGCGCGACGCGCGTCCACGGCCTGCGTCCGAAGCTCATCCGCGGGATTGGCTGCCGCTATGATCAAATCCCTCTGATGGAAGACATGGATATGACGCTTCAGTTGCTGCGCAAGGGCCATCCGAACCTGATCATCAACTATATGGTACAGGGGCAGGGCACGAGTAATGCTCCGGGCGGCTGCTCATCGTACCGCACGGCGGAGTTGCAGGAGCAGGCAGCCCGTGCGTTGGCGGAGCGCCACCGGCCGCACGTGCGAGTGGTCGAGCGACAGACGAAGACCGCTTGGGGTGGGGGCGAGCGGGTGGACGTCCACGTCTCTTGGCAACAGGCCTTCCTTGAAGGCCAACTGCGCGCGAAGGGCATCGAGCAGCAGGAACTTCTGTAGGCAAACCGAACGACCAACGCAGGGTAAATGAATCCGATGGGGCGCACGCAACTCGTAACGCATTTTGTCAAGGAACGGGAAGCGATCCGCCTTCGCCGCGCCGATGGGCGACCGCCGCCTTGGACACAAGACCCAATTATGGCGGCATACCGCTTTTGCAATGTCCGCCGCGAGGACGATCGCGTCACGCAATGGGTCGCCAAGCATTGGCGCGCCCCTTATGGCGATCACCCTAATCTGACGCTCGCGATGGCGCTGGCGCGGTTCTTCAATTGGCCGCCAACCCTTGAGGAGATCGGATTCCCGGTCACTTGGGACAGCACCAGGGTTGGCTTCTTGCTGCGGCAACGCGCCGCCCGCGGAGAACGGCTGTGGAACAGCGCCTACATGATCAGCACTTGCGGCCGTAAGTGCCCCAAAATCGATCACGTACTCGGGGTGGCGGATGCCCTACACCAAGGCCGCTTGCAACCGCGCGCCGGGCAAACGCTCGAGGACTTCTGGAATGAACTCTGCAAGATAGACGGGCTTGGGAGCTTCTTGGCGGCGCAGATTGTCGCTGACCTGAAGAACACGCTCGGGTCGCCGTTGTCTGTGGCGCAGGACTGGTGGTCATTTGCGGCGCCCGGGCCTGGAAGTGAGCGCGGCGTCCGCTGGTACATCGACGAGCGGCCGATACGAGGTCGCGGTTGGTTCCAAGCGGGCCTCCGGCTCATGGCTGAAGAAGTCGAACTCCCGCCGCACATCGAAAGGCTCCACATGCAGGACTGGCAAAACGTCGCCTGCGAGCTCAGCAAGTACGCCCGCGCGGTAGAGCTCGGCGGGCGCAAGCCGCGCCGCCGCTACCGCACAACCGAAGGAGATTACGCACCGTGACCGCGCACGTATTGAAGGTCCGCAACGTCAATCAAGCTCTTGCCGAAGGGCTGGCTTGGCTGCGAGTAGCCGGCCACAAGGAAGACAGCCGCAACGGCCCAGTGCTAGTTGCGCCCGGCCCAGTCTTGACCGAGTACTCGCGTCCAATGGAGCGCGTGCTGTTCAGCGCGCAGCGCGACGCCAATCCATACTTCCACCTGATGGAGGCGATTTGGATGCTCGCTGGGAAGAACGACCTAGCGTTCCCGGCCCGATTCAACAAACGCATGCGCGAGTTCAGCCACGATGGCGAAGTGCTCCACGGCGCTTACGGTTTCCGTTGGCGCGAGTGGTTTGGCGTTGACCAACTCGATATTCTGGTTGCCCACCTACGCGAACAACCCTCGAGCCGGCGTGCAGTGCTGGAGATGTGGTCAGCGAACGGGGACCTCGTCACGAGCGAAGGGGCCGGCGGGATCGCGATGCCGGACATACCCTGCAACACGCACGCTTATTTCGCCGTGGAGAAAGGTGCCCTCAACATGACGGTCTGCTGCCGTTCAAATGACATCGTTTGGGGTGCTTACGGCGCGAATTCGGTGCATTTCAGCCTATTGCAGGAATGGGTGGCTGCCGCGCTAGGACTTCGGGTGGGGCGGCTGTATCAGTTCTCCTCGAACTATCATGCGTACTGCGCGCTCCCTGGGATCGCGGAAATGCTGGAAACGCCACAATGCGATGACCGTTACACCGCCGGCTTCGCGGCGCATTACCCGTTGATGGCGCCTGGAGAAGACCCTTGGCGCTTGATCTTCGAAGCCGAAGCGTTCTGCGAACGCCCCGGTCCTTCGCTGCATGGTGTCGGGGACACGGCTTTTTTCCGGAACGTTGTCGAACCGATGTGGCGCAGCTGGGAGGAGCGGCGAACTGGCGGCGGAGACGGCATGGCGCCGCTGCAAGATTGCATGGCGGAAGATTGGCGCCGCGCGGCGATGGAGTGGATCGAGCGGCGCAGAGTGCGGGCCGTCTCATGACCCCTCGCCAGATGAATCCACAGCAAGTCCTCGCCTATCTCGGACGAGCGAGCTTTGTGCGGCGGTACCATAATCGGCCGCTGCACCAGACCGATACCGTTGGGCGGCATAGCTTCATGGTGTTGTGGATTTGCTGGCTTCTCGCCGAAGGCCACCCGAGCCCGGCGCTGCTGATGGCCGCGGCGCATCACGATGTCCCGGAGGCGATCGTGAGCGATCTCCCGGCGCCGATCAAGCGCCTACTCAATGCGGCCGCCCCAGGCGTGTTCGGTCGCCTCGAGGACCAGATGCGCAACGCCTCAGGCATCCCAGATTACGAGGCCGAACTCACGGAAGAGGAGGTGCTGACGTTGAAGCTCGCCGATCGGCTCGAAGGCGCAATGTTCTCGGCACACGAGGTCTTCGGGATGGGGAATCACGCGCTGCTCGGCGTGTACCAACGCTACCGCGAATACCTCAAGGAGCTGGTTGGCTCGGGGCAGGCTTCGACGCAGGCGCTGCGCGACCGCGCGCGAGAACTGATGAGCATAATCGATCAGATGTACCTCACCGTCGAGGACACGGAGTACGTGGTGTTCGGATGAGCGCCAAACAAATCGCGATGTAATTGGGGGTGAGAAATGAGATGCTACAACGGCTGTCCTGACTCCGCCTTACAGCTTGTCCTGGATGAAAACGCGAGGGTTCGTGCAGAAATCCAGGCGCGCGGGTGCTCTGTCACCTATTTTCCGAATGGTGAGTTCTACCAAGCCTTTGATGCGCGCCATCGGCCGGCGACAGGAGAATGCGATACGCTGTTGGGCGTGTTGCGTGCGTTAACCGCATGAGCGGTTGGCAAGACTACGTGTTGGCCGCGGCCCCGACGTTGTTCATCGCGGCACTCTTGCCAGCACTGCCGCTCATGGCCTCAAAGCCGCCGCGCTCGACCTGTTGGATGACGGGCCTGGTGTTGATGGTGCAAGCGGCCACGTTGGCAACGATGGCGTTGTGGTGGGCGGCAACAATGAACGCGCTGTGTGGGGTGGTTTGGCTTTATCTTTTGCGGAGGAAAGTATGAGCGCGAACGAGCGTCAGGTTGCCGGATCCCATTACAAAACAGGCGGCGAAGAACATTGGGATCGCGTAGCGCGGCTCGGTCTCGATTATTTCCAGGCGCAGATCACGAAGTACGTCGAGCGCTGGCGGAAGAAGAACGGCATCGAAGATCTGCGCAAGGCACAACACTTCCTCGAGAAATACATCGAAGTCGAGGAGCGCCGGCGCAACGATCTCGCCGAACAATTCGCCAGCACCGGGCCTGCGCTGTGGCGTTGCAGGCGCTGTGGCACCGAATTGGCCGCTGAAACGGCCGGCGCCGCCTTTGATGCGCATGGGGAATGCGCGGGGGCTTGCTATGTGCGCCAGGACTGAGGTATACTCCGCAGGTCGGGCGGGGGACGAGCGTGCGCTGCGCGGCGCGCGCGTCCGGCCCCTAGCCTGGACTCGCTCCGCCCGACAACCTCTTTCAGCCAGCTAGGGGGCAACGTGGATTCAATACGCGTTGTGGTTCATCCAACGGGAAGACCCGCAGGATGAACTACTACCGCCGCTACATCGGGGATTTCCAGCGCGACACCGGCCACCTCTCGCTCACCGAGGTCGGCGCGTACGACCGGCTTCTCGATCACTACTATGCAACGGAGGCTTCGCTTCCGGTTTCGCTTGAAACGCTTTGCCGGATCTCTCGAGCCGTCACGCGCGAGGAGCGCGATGCCGTCCAGATGGTGGCCGACAAGTTCTTTCCGTTGGTCGAGGGCGAGCGGCGCAACAAGCGCGCAGACAAGGAGATCGCAGCAGCAAATAGCGCGCGCAACAACGGCAAGAAGGGCGGCAACCCATGGGTGAAGGATCACTACAACGAACCGGGCTTCGTGTACGCCGTGCGCGGCCAAGAAGAGCGCTCTATCAAAATCGGTATCACAATCGACCCACGCAGGCGCATTTCCGAACACAAGCGTTACAACGGCTGCCGCGATACCGTGCTTGTGGTACAGGTAGAACAGATGGGCATCTCCGAACAGGCAATCCTGACGCGCTTCAAAGAATATGCCGATGGCGAATGGTTGACGTTGCCAAGCGAACACGAACCGGCGCTTCTCGCGTTCATGAAGCGTATGGCCGTACCAGGAAGCGTACCCACAAACGAAGGCGAAAGCGTACCCGAACGCGCACCCGGAAGCGTAGGCCACCGCCCGGGCGACGGCGTAGCCAAAACGGTACATCCACCAACCACCAACCACCAACCACCAGCCTTCAACCTCCAAGAACCAACCACCAAACCGCCAAAGGTCAAGAGCGCAGGGCGCGGTTCGCGCCTGCCAGCAGCCTGGGAACCCGACGCAGAGCAGGTCAAGTTCTGCCGTCAGGAGCGCCCCGATCTGTTGCCGGCGGCCACCGCGGCGCGCTTCCGGGACTACTGGATCGCGCAGCCTGGGGCGAAGGGGGTGAAGCTCGACTGGTCCGCGACGTGGCGGAACTGGGTGCGGAACGAAAAGCGCGGGGCCAACCACGGCCAATCCCTGGCCGATCGCAACCGAGCGGCCGGCGAAGAGGCCCAACGCAGGTTCGAGGAGGAACAGCGTGAACGCCGCTGACTTCGAATCGTTCCGGAAGATGATGGCCTTGGTTGCCGAGCAGTACGGTAAGCCCATGAGCCCGGACCTCATCCGGTTGTATTTCGACGGCCTTGCCCACTTACCGATCGAGACCGTCCGCGCGGCGCTGAACAAGCACATCCGCAACACCGACACCGGGCAGTGGATGCCGAAGATCGCCGACGTGATCCGGGCCTGCGAAGGCAAGTCCGAGGACGCGGCCTACCTTGCGTTGGTCGAGTTGCAGGGTGCGTTTTCTTCGGTCGGGGCGTGGCGTTCGGTTGAATTCACTGACCCGATCACTCGCGCCGTTGTCCGGGACATGGGCGGTTGGCCGGAGCTGTGCGGCCGAAACGCAGAGGAATGGTCGAAGTTCGGGGCGCCCGATTTCATGCGTCGCTATCGAATCTACAAAGCCCGCGGCGACGTAAATGCCCCGGGATACCTGCCGGGCTTTTTCGAGCGCAGCCCGCATGGGACAACGGAAAAACCCGTGTTGATCGGGAAACCCAAAACGCCCGTATTGTCTCAGGGAAATGATCGCGCGATTGAACACACGTTGGAGAAAAAGCCATGATCGTGCATGGGCGGTATCAACCGAAGGTCGGAAGGTCCGAACCGTTCTCCGTTGACGCCGACCCGTTCGACGTCTGCAACGCGGTGGCGAAGAGGTTGGGGTGCCGGATGCTGGAAGCTGATCCGGTCGGGGACGCGATCCTGGCGGAGCGCGCGCGGTGGGACGAGGACGGCATCGCGAAGAAGGAAGAAAAACACGCTCTCGGGACCGGGATCATCAGCGGGTCTTTCGAAGCCAAGAAGCCCGTCGACCTGTTCTCGGCGCCTGTTTCCGCGACCGTTGGCGTCAGGGAAACGTCGATCGAAGCCCACCGCAAGCTGAAGGCCTCCGGGAAGCTGACCGCGCAGCAGGAGGCCGTGATGGCGTGGCTGAGGGGTAGGATCGGGGACGCAACGCGGCAGGAGATCTCCAAAGGGTCTGGGATCGCGATCAACGCGGTCTGCGGCCGCGTGAACGAGCTCCTCGAGGTCGGCGAGCTGCGCGAGACGCGCAAGCGCAAGTGCCGCGTCACGGGTGAGACGGCGAACGCGCTGGTGGTCGTCTGATGGGCGCGACCGTCCGCGAAGCGACCGTCGACTGGTCGGCGGTGGTGAACGAAATTCGCGCGAAGGGAATGATGGCCAAGGCGATCGCGCGACACGCCAAAATAGCTCCGTCGACCCTCGGCAACCTCGTGTCTGGCCTGACCGCCGAACCTCCGTACTCGGTCGGCGTGAGGATCCTCGAACTCCACGCCAAGCTCGTCCGATGAGCACGGCCAGGGAAAACTCGAACCGCTGCCGCGCCTGCCACCTCGTCGGCGGGTTCCGGTGCGATTGGATCGTCGGGGACCGCGCCGCACCGCACCCGAAGCGTTGCGACCGCCCCATCTGCCCGGACCACGCAACCCAGGTCGGGCCGAACAAGCACGTCTGCCCGGAGCACCGCGAGGCCTGGGAGGCGTTCCGCGTTGCGCGTCGTGAAGCGCAGGAGGCCGCCGAATGCGCGCAGAAACCACGTCCGAAAGGAGCCGAAAATGTACTTTGACAACGACCCGGAAACTAGGATAAAGCGCGTGGCCGCCGAGCGCGATGGATGGAAGGTGCGCGCGGAAGCGGCGGAGCGCGCCTTGGCGGTTGTGAAGTCCGCCGTAACGCCGCTTGGCCGGGTGGCGTTGCCTGATGCACCGGGCGAAGCGGCGCGACCCTCTCAACGACGAATGTTCCCTATCCAGAACGGCCCCGCTGTGCCGTGGGAAGTCATGGCCCCGCACGCGCATCAGGCGCAGCGCAACCACAGTCAGACCCTGGAGCGTCTTGCGGAACGCGGCGGTTTGGGCTGTTCCGAGGCGTGGGCCGTCATTCAGGGCGAGAGTCTAGAGTTCGGTGACGGATGGCATACGTTGCGCGATAAGCTCTGGCGCGAGTACGCCGAGCGCGTGAATCTGCACTACGACGAACTGGAAAGGCTGCGCGCTTCAGCCGTCTCACCACTCGCCATGCCGGAAGGACTGCACCCTGACACCGCAGACCTTGTGCAGAGGTTCGCCGCAGCCTTGGCCGAGAAGCTGCGCGCAGCCGAGGTCAAATACGGGTACTCGAATTTCTGGAAGGACGATGACTGGCAGGACGAGTGCCGCGCCAAGCTGCTGCACCATCTGGCGAAGGGCGACCCGCGCGACGTGGCGAACTATTGCGCCTTCATGTGGCACCACGGCTGGCCGACGGCGCTATCCCACGGCGACACGCCGATAGCAAACATCCGCGACTGCGATGAGGCTGGTGCCGGATGAACCTCGGCCAAGCCGTTGACCCGGAAACACTGCGCATCCACGAGAGCGGCATACGCGGCGCGTTCGCCGCAGCCGTCCGGGAAACCCTCGGCCGGATCTCCGAAGGCCTAGGTCCGTGGTGGCTGCGGCCCCCGACCCCGAAGGCGGAGACGCTCGGCTTCGCCAAGGGAACGGCGCGGGCGCGGATCGTCGAGGCCCTCGAGGCCGCCGGGCGCGCGCTCCGCATCCCCGAGCTCCGTGCCGCCGTCCCCGGGGTCCGCGCCTCGACGCTCAAGCAGACCGTGGTCGAGATGGTCGCCCTCGGCCAGCTCGTGAAACGCGGCGAATGCAAAAACTACCGCTACGGGCTCCCGCGGTGACGACGCAGTTTGAGTTAGGGTTGGAATTGACGAGCGCATGGACAGCGCAGCAAGAAGCGTTTCTGGTAGAGAACTACCCTACGCGCGGGAAATTATGGTGCGCCGAGCAGCTTGGGAAGACGAGCCATATGGTTAGGTCTAAGGCCGCCAGGCTCGGCTTGCGGTTAGATCATAAAAGTGAGTTTGCTAAGGATTTCCAGAGAAGGGCAGCAGCTTCTCATGTCGGGAAAAAACGGCCGGCTCAAGCAATCGTAATGCGAGAACTGGTCGCTTCCGGGAAAATGCGCATGACTCCGGAAGGTAGGGCGAAAGTGATTGAAGCTCAACGAGCGGCGTTTGCTATTAACGGCCATCCACGAGGAGCGCTCGGTATGCGCCATACCGAAGAGGCGAAGGCTAGGATTTCGGAAGCGTCGAAGGCCGCTTGGAGGTCCAAGACAGAGGCTGATCGTGTCGAATGGGCACGCAAGCACGTCGAGGCGAGAAAAAAGAACGGGATGGCTACGCCTTCTTTCAAACGCGGGAGTTGGAAGGCCGGTTGGCGTGAAGTTGGCGGCGCAAGGATTTTCTTCCGTAGCCGATGGGAAGCGAATTATGCGAGGTATCTCGAATGGCTGAGAGTAAAAAGGCAGATCTTGAAATGGGAACACGAGCCGGAGACGTTCTGGTTCGATGGCGTTAAGCGCGGCACCGTAAGTTACCTGCCTGATTTTCGTGTTACGACGATCGCAGAGGAGATCGAATACCACGAAGTGAAGGGATGGATGGATCAGAGAAGCAGGACAAAAATTTTACGGTTTCGCCTTAATTATCCGCAATTTAAGTTAGTTGTCGTTGGGGCAAAGGCGTATAAGGGGATTGCTAAATGGGGACGGATAATCTCCGGCTGGGAATCAGAGAAGTAATGCGCGGGAACCCGGTCAAGGGAGGGGCGGCGCTGGTCTCGATCCGGCGCTTCGATCCGTCCGCCGTCGCCGCCGCAAGCCTCGACTTCGGACTCCAAGAGACGGGACTCATGTTCGGGGATTGCTCCATCGAATCGTGAATGGCCGCTTACTACAACGAATTCGATCCATACGCAGCGCAGTGGCTCCGCAATCTCATCGCGGCCGGCCACATAGCGCCGGGAGACGTGGATGAAAGATCAATTGTCGATGTTCGGGCCGACGACCTTCGGGGATACCGGCAATGCCACTTCTTCGCCGGCATCGGAATCTGGAGCCACGCCCTTAGGCAAGCGGGCTGGCCGGACGACGAAGAAGTCTGGACCGGAAGTTGCCCCTGCCAGCCTTTCAGCGATGCCGGCACGGGAGAAGCGTTCGATGATGAGCGCGATCTTTGGCCGCGGTGGTTCCCACTCATCCGCGAGCGCCGCCCTCGCGTTGTCTTTGGCGAGCAGGTTGCAAGCCGTCTCGGACTCGCTTGGCTCGACGCTCTACACGCTGACTTGGAAAGCGAGGCGTACACCGTCGGGGCGGTCGATACCTGCTCTGCGGGCTTCGGAAGCCCGAACATCCGGCAGCGGCTTTACTGGGTGGCCAACGCCGCGAACGGTTACGGGGGGCGCGGAGAGCGCGGAACGGAAGCAGGAACTCGGCAGGACGGAGAGCGGCGGCGGGGATCTTCAGGCGGCGGTGCAGTTGACCGGCTGGGCGAGCCCAACCGCGAGGGATTGGAAGGACACGGGGGATTTGAGCAATTCGCAATGGCGCAAGGACGGAAAGGAGAGAAACGACACGGTTCCGCGGCAGGCGAACCTCGCAGGCTGGCCGACGCTGATGGCGGGCTCGAAGGCGACGGAGGAATACAACGAGGCTGGCAACACGGACTCAGGCCGCAAGACGGTGGCGCTGGCGGGATGGGCAACACCGAGGGCCGAGGACGCGGAGAGCGCGGGGACGAGGCACAGCCGTGGCGTGGCGGACACGCTGACGGCGCAGACCAGGATCGTCGGCCCGGCCCGGCTAACGGCTTCTGGCGAGCTGCTGACTGGCTCTGCTGCACGGATGGAAAGTGGCGGCCAGTTAGACCCGGCACATTCCCGCTGGTTACAGGGGCTCCCGGCCGCCTGGGACGACTGCGCGCCTACGGAAACGGCCTCAATGCTGAAGCGGCGACGGCTTTCGTCCGCGCCTACATAGAGGTGACCGCGCCGAACCTCAGAACAGCCGGCCCCGGGATAGACTCCAACGGCGAATGATCGGCGCGGGCGCCGTCTCCCGAACGCGGGATGCCAAAAGCCAGGTCCGGGGCCGGATACGCTGCTACGCCCGGCAAATCCCACGATCCCGCGCCACCCTTTTCGGGCTCCAAGTTTAGGATTAGGCAGATTCGCAGATTTGGGAATATGATTCAGCCCAATGGATTCCCCGCGCGTGCCCAGCGACCCCCGGCCGTTCCGAGCCATCCCCAAAGATTCGGTTCGGCCGGGGCGGCGGAATTCAATGCGTTGCTGATTGTTTTTCAAAGGAATCAACGATGCGCGGCGGGAAACGCGAAGGGGCCGGAAGAAAGCCTGGTGGGGCGAACGTCAAAGCGGTCGAACAGGTTGCGAAGGCCGCCGTTGATGCCCAGGCGGTGGGGCTGCGCCTCCCCCACGACCTCCTGAACGAATGGGCGAACACCGGCCTCATGCACTGCGCCGCCGGCCCAACGATCCTCACCGCTCAGCAGATGATCGCCTGCGCGATCGCCGCCGGCCCGTACTATGCCCCGCGCCTGATCAGCCACGAGGTGAGCGGCAAGGGCGGAGGCGCGATTCCGATGTCGGTGACGGCGCAGGTCGCGTTCTACATCCCAGAGAACGGGCGGAGGGTCGCGCCACCGGCGGCGGAGAACGATTCCGCTGTCGCAGCCCACCGTGGGAATGGCGAGGCGAAGGCGGCGTGAGCGCCGCACTCCAGGCTTCCGAGCCGACAACGACCGCCGCGAAGGCGCCGCCGACAACCAAGGAATTCTCCGCGCCGGCGCGCGCGGTGCGCGAAATACGGCCTCAACGCGGCCCCCAAGAGCGGTTCCTCGCCTGCGACGCGGACATCGCGATCATCGGTGGTGGCGCGTTCGGGGGCAAGACCGTGGCCCTTCTCCTCGATGACGTCAGGCACATCCACGACACGCGGTTCGCGTCGGTGACGTTCCGGCGGACCACGCCGCAGATCACGAACCCGGGAGGTCTGTGGGACGAGGCGATGCTGTTCTACGCGCCGCTCGGGCCGCGGTTCCTGCAGAGTCACGAGGTTCTTTTCCCGTCCGGGGCGGTCTCGAAGTTCGCGCACCTTGAGCACGAGACCGACGTTTACTCCTGGGATGGGGCGCAGATCCCGGTCCTGAAGTTCGACCAGCTGGAGCACTTCGAGGCGTCGCAGTTCTGGTACATGCTTTCGCGGAATCGGGATCCTTCGGGGCACGTTCGGCCGTACTGCCGGGCGACTTGCAACCCTGACCCGGACTCGTGGTTGGCCGAATTCCTCGCTTGGTGGATCGACCAGCGCGAGACGCTCGACGACGGCGCTCCGAATCCTGGCTACGGGTACGCGATACCGGAGCGCGACGGGGCGGTCAGGTGGGTCTGCAAGCTCGGGGACGAGCTCCACTGGGCGGACACGCGCGAGGAGCTTCTGGCGCGCCTCGGGAATCCGGAACTGCCCGAGGACGACCCGAACCAGGTTCGCCCCCTGTCGGTGACGTTCATCCTCGCGCGCATCTGGGACAACAAGATCGGGCTCGAGAACGACCCCGGGTATCTCGCCAAGCTCCAGGCGCAGGCGCGGCACGAAAGGGCTCGCCTTCTCGGCGACCCGACCCTGGGCGGGAACTGGAAGGTCAGGGCGTCCGCCGGGATGCTCTTCCGCCGCGAGTGGTGCAAGGCCATCCCCGCCGAGCCGTCCGGCCTCGAGGCGATCGTCCGCGGGTGGGACTTCGCCGCGACCGAGGAGAAGAAACAGGGCAGGGACCGCAAAATGGCGATCACCGTCGGCGTGAAGCTCGGCCGATACCGGCGCGCGGACCCGAAGGCGCCGGCGCGGTACGTCATCCTCGACGCGCGGCGCGTCAAACAGGGGCCGGCGGGCGTCGAGCTCGCCTTCACGAACACGACCGCGTCGGACGGGAAGCGCGTCAGGCAGTCCATCCCCCAAGACCCGGGACAGGCGGGGAAGAGCCAGGTGGCGACGTTCGCCGGGCTGGCCCCAGGGTATGACGTCAGGGCATCCCCGGAGAGCGGTGACAAGGTGACGCGGTTCAACCCGTTTTCCGCGCAGGCGGAGGCGGGGAACGTGGATTACGTCGCCTCGATAGACCCGGCATACCTCTCCGCTCTTGAGGGTTTCCCCGATGGCACGAAGGACGACGCCGACGCGACGTCTCGAGCGTTCGACGAGCTCACGCGCTACGCCGGGCGCGTGGACATGTTCGGCGGGGTTGAGGTCGGGGGCGCCGGGGATTCGATGGCCGAAGGGCTGGGCGCACCGTGGGAGACGAGGCAATGAGCACGCTGGGCAAGACCTGGAAGGTGAAGAACCGGAAAAAACCGGCGAGGCCGATCGTCGTCAGGCTCGCGACCGATCAGCGGCCGGAAGGTACCTTCCTGATGGGCGGGATGGCGCCCGGCTGGCCGCTGGCCGGGACCACGCCGCCCCCTTCGCCCACCGGCTCGATGCTCAAGAACGCCCTCGCTTACGTCGACCCGACGCGGCTGATCTCGGCGCAGATGTTCGTCCCGTACAACCCGTCGGTCCTCGTGACGCGGCGAGGGCTTTCCATCTTCGACCAGATGGGACTGGACGAGCAGGTCAAAGCCGCCCTTTCGTTCAAGATCCTCGCCGTCATCGCCTCGGGCTGGGAGGTCGTCTCGCCCGGCGACCAGGAGGACGACTGGGAGGTCACGACGTTCGTGCGCGACTGCCTGACCTACTTCCCGGGCGGGTGGAACGACGCGCTGAAGAAGTTCCTCCGCGCGCTGCGGTTCGGCTACTCGGTGACGGAGAAGGTGTACGCCGAGCGCGAGTCCGGGCCGCTGAAGGGCAAGCTCGCACTCGACCGATTGGTGGAGCTGAAACCCCACTACATCGACTTCGAGACCGACGCCTCCGGGAAGGTCGGCGCGATCATCCAACTCCCGTCCGCCGGGCAGAAGGGCGAGGGGGGGTACAGCCCGGCGAAGTTCGTCCACTACGTCTACGACAGGGAGTTCGAGAACCCTTACGGCAAGAGCGACCTGGAGGCGGCCTACCGCGCCTGGTGGACGAAGGACAACGCCTACAAGTGGTACGCCATCCTGCTCGAGCGCTACGGTATCCCGCCGCTCTTCGCGCTGTACAATGCGAACGAGTACCAAGGGCCGGACCTCGAGCAGCTGAAGAAGGTCGTCAAGAACATCCAGGCGGCGACGATGGGGATCATCCCGCGAGGGTCGAAGGACGGGCTCGAGTTCTGGAGCCAGTCGCTCGCCGCCGGGTCGCAGGATCTCTTCTCGTCCGCCCTCGCGCGGTTCGATGCCGACATCGCGAAGGCGCTGCTTCAACCTTCTCTCACGGGTTTCGCGCAGGAGTCCGGGAGCCAAGGGGCGCAGTCCGGCGGATCGCTCGCGCGGGCGAACGTGTCATGGCGCAGCTTCATGATGGTGGTGCGGGAGATCCAGGAGGACCTGGCCGCGAACGCGGTGAACTCGCAGATCATCCCGCAACTCTGCGACCTGAACTACTCGGGCCTGAAGTCCTACCCGGTCTACAAGGCCGGGCGGCTGGACGACGACAAGGAGCTGGAGCTGTTCAAGGTCTGGAAGGAGCTCGTCGATGGGCGGGTGGTCAACCGGATCGAGGACGACGAGACGCACATCCGGAAGGCGTTCGGGATGCCGGAGAACGACTCCCCGGTGCTCGAACCGCTGCCGGCGATTGGGATTGATGGCAAGCCGGACAAGGGGCGCGGCGGACAGGAACCCGGCGCCGATCCGAAGAAGGTTCCCGAGGACGAGCAGACGGCGGAGATGCGCCAGTTCGCGGAAGAGAACGACGCCGAGTGGGTCCTCCTGAACGGGCACCCGGTGTGCGTGGAGCGCGCGAAAGGAACGTCGTGACCCCGCTCGCCCTCCGCACGTCCGCCGGCGCCGTCAGGCGCGCGCTCGCCGTGGTCGAGGACGGGCGCGTGGTGCCGCTGAACGCCGAAGCTGCGGAGCACACCCAGCGCGACCTCAAGCCGCGCCTCGATGCCCTTGAGGCCGCCTCCCTCGAAGCGCTGCGGGATGCACTGGCCGAGTGCCGGGATGCCTTAGTCGCGCGGGTGCGGAAAGCCTCGGACTTCGCCGCGCTGGCGAACGACCTGAAGCGCCTGCCGCGGTTCGGCGCCGTCGAGATGGAGGTGCGCGCGATGCTCGACCGGGCGCGCGAGGCGGGGCGGAAGGACCTGCGGCGTGAGATGCGCGAGGGGCGAAGGGACTTCGCGGAGTGGGACGAATCGAAGCACCCGCGCAAGCCGTCAGGTTCGGACGCGGGCGGGGAGTTCGCGCCGAAAGATGAATGGGGGATTTCAAAGAAATTGACGTTCAAGCCGACCAACGCGCTCTTGGAGATTGAAGCTCGCAATCTTGAAGACTACGCGCAGAAAAGTTTGAACAGCTGGATCATCTTGGGCCAAACGGACAAATACCAGGCCATCATGGAACGCGTCAGAAGGTTGCGTCACGCGATGACGCTGCGCGGCCTTAATGCGAGGAAAGAATTTCTTGAACTGAATGAAAGTTCGACGCAACAGCGAGACTTCGCCGATTCTTCCTTCACCCCCAAGGCCGCGCTGCGCTGGCTCCGCGCCACCGCCTTCTGGATCTCCGGCATCCTCGATGATCGCATCCTCGCCGATGTGAAGGGGATTGTCCTGAACGGCCTGAAGACGGGGGTCGCTGGTTCCGTAATGGCGGAGCAGGTCCGCGACGCCTTCGTGCCGTGGCTCGGCGATCCGGACGTGATCCGCGACGAGCAGCAGCTCCAGCCTTGGCGTCTGGAAACCATCGTGCGCACGAACACGACAACGGCGTACAACCACGGTCGGTTGTCCGAGATCGTCGATCCGGAGATCGCGCGGTTCGTGAAGGGGATTCGCTACAGCGCGATTTTGGATTTGCGCACCACCGAAGTTTGCCGCTTCCTTGATGGGAAGGTCTTCAAGCCGACCGATCCGAATCTCGAGGCGCTGCTTCCGCCGAACCATTTCTCGTGCAGGTCAATCATCGTCCCGATCGTCGCCGGCGAAAAGATTGACGAAGACGAGTTCATCACGCCGGCCGAGATCGGCAGGGCGCGCGAGTTGGCCGACGCGAAATTCCTGACCCAAGACGATGCCTGGCGCGCGTACCGCGAAGGCGATGACGATGCGGAGCCCGCGAAAGCGCCACCGTCGAGGGCAACGGAATTCACGGTGGCGAGGCAGGCCGACGGGACCGTGAAGATCACCCGCACGGAGGTAACCAAAGATGGCTGAACTCCGCATCACCGATCTCGGATTGGCCGCGGCGGCGCGCGGGCTTTGCTCCGCGCTTGATGCCACCGGGGCGGCCGGGGCCTTGGAGTTTTATGATCAGGAGGGTGGTGCGCTGTTGGCACGGCTGCGGTTCAACAATCCGGCGGCCGTCGAATTCACCGGAGGCGTGGTGAAGTTCTCCGGCATAACCCCGGAACTCGATGCTCCCGGGAAGGGACGGGCGACGTGGGCGCGCGCGATGGACTCGGACGGGAATGTGATCTTCGAGTGCGACGTGGGGCAGAAAGGCAAGGGCGCGATCATCCAGCTTGAGGAAGACGATTTCGTGCGCAAGGGCGATCTGCTGCGCGTCTCGGAATTCTCCATGACGATCAAACAGGCCGGGTAGAGGGGCCATGTCCCGCCAGGCGATAGGTGTTGGAGCCGCCGCGAACGACGGAACCGGCGATCCGCTGCGCACGGCGTTTCAGAAGTCGAACGACAACTTCTCGGAAATCTACACGCTGCTCGGCGGCGACACGCTGACGGTATCGTCGGCCGTCAGCGCGCTTGGTCTGGGAACGGAGGACTCGCCGACGTTCACCGGGCTGACTCTCTCGGGCTTGACCAGCGGGCGCGTCCCAACGGTGGGTACTGGTGGCCTGTTCACCGACAGCGCGAACCTGACCTTTGACGGGACGACGTTCTCCACTTTGAGGGCAAGTCTTGCCGCAGGAACGCTAACGACTGCGGTAGGCCCGCTGACGATCACAGAGACGCGCAACGCTGCAGGAGTGACGTTTCCAGGTCTTAAATACACGATCACCGACACGGCCTCTGCCGCAGGCTCCCTTGCGCTGCAGATTCTCGGCGGTGCGGCGGGAGCGACGAGTCTGCTGAGTATTGGGAAATCCGCTCTTGTTACGATTGGCGCAACCTCTGGAACATTTGGAAACATTGCTTATGGTTCCAGAACCTCAGTTCCTTGGTCATCAATTTACGCAGGACTCACAATAGGGAGCTTCACATGTTTTTCAGAGGGCGCAGAACAGGCAAACACATCAACGAATTGGTCTATCAATGCAAACTGGACAGGAAGCGCGTGGCAATATGCCCTAAGTGGTGTTGCAGTATCAAACTACTTCCAAAATCAAGGAACGCATAATTTTAGGGTTGCTGGTTCCGGGACCATGGGAAACACCATTACTTGGACTACCGCTCTATCTATAGCGAGTGATGGCGCGGTTCAGTTCGGCGGGGTAACGACAAACGGCATTTCTCAAATTTCTTCCGGCGTCCTCGGCGTAGGCACTGGCGCTGCTGGCAGCTTCGCCGGACGCCTTAAACTCACCAGCGCAATCGCAGCAGGCGTTGCTGTCGGTAGTCTTAACGCCGCTCCGACTACTGGAGAGGTTCAATCCGTCACTGATGCTTTAGCGCCCGCAGTAGGAGTTCAAGTCGCCGCAGGTGGCGCTGCTAAAGCCCTTGTTTGGTACAACGGCGCGCAATGGACTGTTATCGGAATATGACCGAACCCACCATTCAAGTAACCGACAAGGAACAGGAGGAACGATGAAAGTATATTTGGACGCGCAACTCAAAGACCTCGATGGAACGACGTTCCGCATCAAGGACAAGAAGGACGGCCCCGAGCGCGAGTTGACGCTGAAGGACGCGGCCCTTCAAGCCCTGTGTTATCCGCTGGACGAAGACAGGGGAATGGACGGCAAGGTCTCTTTCGAGCGCCTTGAGTTGGCCCGCCGCATCAACAAGGGCGGGGAGGTGGAACTGGAACCGGCGGAGGCGGCGATGATCCAGAATCGGCTCCCCAAGGTCTATCCGATCCTGATCGCTGGTGCCGCCTACGAGATGCTGAAAGGCTGATTTAGATGTCGTTTGTCCAGCTCACCGCCGACACGACGCTCAAGACCGCGGATTCGACGGTCCTGACCGCCGACATGACGCAGTACGAGGTCGCCGACGCGGTCAAGGCGGGCGGACTGATGGGGATTGTCCCGTCCCGCGTTCAGAAACGGCGCGAGGATGAACAGAGGGATTTGTCGGCGCGGGTCCAGATCAACATCGCGCTGGAGGTGACGGCGGAGGCGCGCGGGAAGATCGAACACGTGCCGGAGCCTGCGCAGATTCCGGTCCCGGCACCGAAGAGGGCGCGGACGAAACCGCCCCCGAAGCCCAGGGCAATCCCGCCGTGGCGCGTCGGCATCTTCGCGGCGCTCGGTTTCGAAGCCAAGGCCGAGGCTTCGATCCGGCATCCGCACAACGCCGTCGCATCGGCGAACTTCGGCATCTCGGCAGAAGCACATGCAACCGGATCGCTCGAGCCGGAGTTGATGTCCACGGACGTTCTGCTCGCCCTCTTGACCGCCCTGGACGATCACGAAGAATCTCGAATGAGGGTAGCGGCATGAGATGCGCGGATTCGGAAAGGATCGACGGATGAAGCCGACGTTGAAGGATCGCTTGATCACGCTGGCGCTGACGATCATCGTTCTCGCGGTGATCGTCGCCTTGACCGCATGCGCTTTCCGGCCGGTCGTCGATCAACCGGACGCCAATTACCAGCATGACCTCGCGGAGTGCCGCGCGCAAGCCGAACGCGTGGCGGGACCTGGAACCACAGCGACAGCCGGAGCGGTGATCGGTGCCGGGCTCGGCTTCGCCCTCTGCGCTGCGTTCGGCGGACGCGATTGCGGCGCCACGGCGCGCGGGACGGCCGTGATGGGCTCGGCCTACGGAGCCGCGGGCGGGGCGCAGAGCGAAGCGCAGATCATCCGAAACTGCCTCGTCGGCCGCGGCCACAGGGTGCTGAATTGAAATTCGCTGCGGTCATCCTGATGCTGTCGCTCGCCGGATGCGCGTCGAAACCGCCTTGTCCTGTAGCGCAGGTTCATCCGGTCATGAGCCAGTCCGGCGCGCTCTGGTTCCTGATCGATGTGCCAAACGTCGGCGTGGTTCAAGAATTATTCCGGGCTGTGCGCGATGGGGATTGCGCGCCGGGCGATAATTGGGCCGAGGTGCCGAAAGGAGACGTGTGAAATACGAAACCGAAGCACGCGAGCACATCCGGTCCGGAGACATCCTCGCGTGGGGGCATGATCGGTGGGGGTCGTTTTATGATCTCAAGATTCAATTGGTCAGGATGTTCACGCGGTCGGAGTATTGTCACGTCGGGGTCGCCTGGGTCATCGCCGGCCGAGTCTTCGTCCTCGAGGCCGTCAGCGCAGGCGTGAGGATTTTCCCCCTTTCGCGCCTGCTGCCGTTCTACTGGGTGCCGCTGCGCGCCGCGTGGGAAGACGAGGTCGAGGCCTGGGCGCTGCGCCAGGTGGGCGAGCCCTACTCGCAGTGGCAGGCGGTGTTGGCCGGCCTGGGCCTCTTGAAGCCCGGCGCGGACTCGATCTGGCAGTGCGCCGAATACGCCGCCGAAGTCGCGCGGCGCGCTGGCGTGAACCTTGGGGTCGACGTGACGCCGACGGCGGTGGTGCGCGCCGCGCAGCGGCTTCAAGGGGCCGTCATGCATTTCGTGGAGGCAGACGAATGAGGCTAACCCAGATTGCCCTATCCATCGCCGGTGCATACGGGCAGCAGCGCAACGCGGTCGAATCCGCCGCATGGCTCTGGTTCGAATGGACGCGGGACCGCGACGGGCGCTTGGCTTATAGGTGGCGGCCGTGAACAGCGCCCCGAAGGTCAAATGGGAGTTCTGGATCGACGGTCCGCGCGGTCCGGCCATCGCCGGGTCGATCGAAATGCGCGGACACCTGTACCAGCTCGCCGCCCACATCGGGCCTCCGCGCCGTCGTCCGCGCGACGTCATGAAACGCCACGACGCGATGCGCCTGATCCGACAAGAACTCCACAGGGCGGTCGCCTCATGAACGGCTTGCGCCTCGTGCTCTTCGGCGTGAACTCTGACGCCGG